GACCTTGTCAGAGACAGCAAAGCCGTCGATCTCTTCGGGGTTCTTGGCAAGGCACCTGCTGTAGTAGGGGCAGATAGAGTTGAATTGCGTGCAAGCGGTGCTGAAATCGTAGGGCCAATCATTCTCCTGGTAGGCTCGGACCAAATGCTTAACCTTGGAGACGGTGGAATTGTACCACCTCTCAATATGGAAATCCTTGTACCAAAGAGGTACCTCCGGCATGTCGAAGCCATCGTTGGTGCGGAAAGCTATGCCGCGGACGAAGGCAGCGAGGATCGGAAACCCGTGCTCCCTTCCTGCCCACACGTAGCCCATGAGCTGTCCCTTCAACAGCATCTTCTGTGCCCAGCTGTCTCCTAGGTAAGACGTGGTCTTCTCGTCTACGATGAAGAGATGTTGAGGGGCGCCCTTGTTCCCGCCGATCATGTCACACCGACCGGAATAGAGAATGGGCTGGCCAGTATCGGGGTGCGTAACGGGGAGAGGAAGAGCGAAGTCGAACTCCACCGTTGTCTGGCCGAGGATGAGAGGGATGGGGTCGGAGCCGAGAGGGAACCGCTGGAAGTATACATGGAGCGCGTCGATGGTGGAGAAGAGGTTCTTCTTCCCTCTGGTAATGTCCTCCTCGATGTCCCAAGCTTTCAGCAGGTCCCTCAAGCCCTCGTTAATGGCAGCCTCCTCCGCTTTCCCGTTCATGAAGAAGGCGGTTCGAGTGCCAGCTAGACCCGCGGCGAAGGCAGCACCTGTGGTGAGGTGGACTGACTTGCCGACGGGTCTGATCCTGTCGATGTACTTCTGCCTGAACTTGATCAAGCAGAGAGCATCCTCGAGCTTGGAGTTGGAGATGGTTTCCGGAAACATCGAGCTATTCCGGAATGAGGTCGGCAAGATTGATCGCACGAGAAGAGCTGTACTTGCGCTTCTCCGAGCCCTTCTGCGTGAGAGCGCTCGCCGCAGACCGGGCCAGACGAGCTGCGTCCAGGCCAGCGCGAAGCTCTTCGAGTGAGATCTCTTCCCCAGCGAGGATGCGCGCACGCAGCGACATCACCTCCTCGAACGGACTGAGTTGCTCAGGCAAGTGCTTTCTCCTTTTGACGAGCTCGGTTCATGTTCCTGAGGATGATCTCAAACTCCTGACGGAGCATGCGGAGATCATCGGGGGACAGCTGCACATTGAGCTCGGGTATGTGCAGCTTGCCCGGGTAGACAAGTAGACGAGTGATGCCACGAGAGAGGACAGCGATGCGGGTCTCGATTACATCGCCGTCCTCTGGCTGGCAGAGCTGCTCTACGTACTTTTGCAGAGCTCTTGTAATGATCTCGGCCCGAGCGCCGTACTCAGGTCGGCCCACGAGCGGGTCGAAGGTGAGAAGTTCGACCTTTGCAGCGAGGTCAGATGGGACCGTGATGGTCCAGCGCTCGGTAGGCACCTTGGTTCTCCTTCTACCTTGGCCAGAGCGTGACCGGAGTAGCAACTCCGGCAACATTCAGGACGAGCAGGATGATGAAGATGAGCACACAGACAGCGGCGCCAAGGAGACACAGACGCTTCATCTGCTCATCGGCGATGAACCAGTGAACAGCTACGAAGATCACGAACCCGGCTAGCAGGAGACCGATCATGACTAGTCCTCCGGAAGGAATGGAAGGGTGAGGCCGCGGCGGTTGGCTGTCTTGCTGTCCCTCACGTAGAGGGCTTGGAAGCCGGCTCGGCAGGTGTTCGTGGTGACTTCGATCTCCCATGAGAGAATGCGGAGCTTCGAGTAGTTCCGCAAGATCCATGTCGCCTCTCTACCCTCGTCCGTTTGGATGAAGGGGAGGGCGTAGTCGAGAGTCAGGTCCACATTGCCGATCGGAGCGAGGTTCAAGCGGTGTACTCCCTCTCCGTCCCGACCGGCAGCAGTTCGCGGTAGCGAATGGAACTCGGCCCACAAGATGCAGGCTCGATACTCGCAGTTGAAGGACAGCAGAGGCTTATCGAGGACGTGGCAGGAGCCGTCGGTGAACTTGTCCAGGTGGATGGTGAAGTCGCACTCATCCTCGTCGCAACCGCGCGGGAAGGATACGACCTCTGATGAAGAGAGCTGGTTCCGAAAGACGTCATTGGAGTAGTACTGAACACCGGGTCCTGTCACCCACTTCGCTCCTAGTGCGGATGGGCTGAAGGTGCAGGAGAGGAGGACTGCAGCAAAGGCAGCTGCAATCCGAACAGTATTGAGGGACATCGTTGCGGTGCTCCACATGTGTAGGCAGTTACAAGTACGCCGCAGATGAAGGCAACTGCTACAGAGAACAGCAGGTCAAGTCTCATTTGTTTTTCCCTCCGTCTGCGGCGTACGCTTTTCGCAGAGCTCGATGATGGTCCGAGCCTCATCAGCGACACGCTCCCATACATGGTGGGGAATGCCGCCTTGACCGATGCCGGGTAGGTTATCTACGCAATACTTCATGATCAGCGTCGTTGCTGCCATGATACACAAGACCCGGCGTCGCTCGGTATCATCGAGGTCTAGCATGGTTGTCAGTCAGCTCGTTGCGCGAGTTGAACTAGGGCGACTGCGACGATGAAGTAGAAGGTGCAGACGCCCAGGAAGAATAGAAGGATCATTCCTCCTCCTCCTCCTCCTCGTCGTCCTCCTCATCGGGGTCACAGCCGCAGGTTCCGTCGGCGGCGATCACTTCTCCACAGTCTTCGCAGATGTCTTCGATGGTCTCCTCGATCGGCTGGTCAGGGTTGGTCACGATGGTTATCCTCCGTCCGTTGAGGTTGAAGTACATAGCCTTCCTCCCTTAGAGGGGTGCGACATCTCAGGTGTACTTGATGGTTCGGATGATGTTGATATGAGGTGGCTCCACGTCCAGCTCGTACCCGTGCGTCGTGCTGACCCGCCAGAGGCCCCAGATCGACATGACATCCTTGAACGCGGCGAGGTTATCCTCATCCTTCATGATTGAGAAGGCGGCCTGAGGAATTTTGCACGGACGATTAGGATCATCGCGCATGCGTTCCAACAGGTCGAGCCCGATAACTTGGCGCAGCCCCGAGTTCGTGGCCTCACCATCCATGAGGCGCCGCAGGCTATCATCCAGCGCCTCGGCACTGAGTTCGGGATGCGATGGTCCCCAGCCGTGCTCTTCGATCAGCCATTTCCGCATCCCCTCACGGATCAACCGCTCATTGAACCCGTGTTTGCGGAACAGCTCATAAAGGCGCCACAGGCGGAGAAGAGAATGCGGCGAGCCGATCTGGATCAGCCCGTCCCTTTTCGTGAACTCAGCGCCCCAACGAGCGACGTTATCTGCGCTTGCGCCTGGGATCAGCCGGGCAAGCTGGTAGGTCGCCTCGCTCGCGGTGTAGAGCCCGTCGAAGTTCCACTTGCCCGAGCCGTTGCCGAGCCCGGCAGAGGTAGTCTGCGATGGGCGTGCGCCGAGCGTTAGCCCGGACTTCGAGGCGTGGCGTACTCGCTTGGATCTCCCGAAGGCGGGGTAGCTGTTGGCGCCGCACCACTTGCACACCGCCTTGAGCGCGGGCTCGCGGCTGCTGGCGATGCCGAAGGCCGAGGCCCGTAGCGTGGGCCAGAACGCCGTCTGACCGGCCGTGACCTCGACACCGTCGCTGGTCGCGGTGCCGCCGTTTGCAGTTGGGTTGCCGTTTGCGTCGACGAAGTCATCCGCAGTCAACCGGATGCCTTCGCTGTCACTGCTACGCATCTCGCCAAGGAACGCCGCAATGTAGGCCTTCAGGCTCTTCTGGAACTTGCGCTTGTTGCGGCTGGTCTTGGCCCATAGGTAGCCAGCGAGACTGTCGTTCGCGCCGCCGAACAGTCGGTAGTTGTTGCCGAGGATGTTGCCCCACGGGCCAGTAGCGTCGAACAGGACTTGATACTTCTTGAAGATCCCGATCGCTGTGGCGGACGTGATCCCGTGACGAGCGGCGAATTGGCTGACGGTAATCGGGAACATCGACTGGCCGCCGCTGCCCGAGAGGTAGCCGATCCTGGTGTCCGCATAGATCGGCAACTCGCCCTGGCCCTGGTAGTCGGACCACTCAGTAAAGGCGAGACCGATCGCTGCTCCGGCCAGCCCGAGTGCGATCATGCCAAAACCGGTCGCGCCGATCGCCGCTGTGATGACTGCAGTGACTACACTGATCACGTCACTGACGGTGAGCGCCTGGGCCTCGCCTGGGAGATAAGCGTAGACCACCGCACCAACAGCAAGCGTGGACGCGCTGTTCAGGAAGGCACGGCGGTCCATTACTGGCGCTGCCGGAGCGAATATCTCAGGCTTGCGTTGGGTATGCCGCCACTGCTGACGGCTTAGCCATTGCCGGAGCATCTTTATCTCTTCCGGGAGCCTATGGGTACAGCCCGCGTGCCGCTTGGCTCCGAGCGACGCGCGGTCCGATTGGGGACGATAAACATAACGCATTTCCGCACGGATGTCAAGTGAAATATTTCAGGTATCTTCCTTCTCCTCCTTCTCATCCGCTGTGCCGTAGAGCTGCTCGAACGCCTTGTACCCTGGAGGTTGGAAGGTGCTGTCGATTTCCTCTGCCGTCTTCATCTTCAGTGGAGACTTCTGAATAGGCGGAGCTGTGTTGTTGAGAGCAGTAGCGTAGAGCTCCTCCAGAAGGGTCTCATCTTGATGCTCGAACCGGAGGAACCAACCTCCATCCTTCCCTTGGCGTAGGCAAAGAGTCACGGGGTCCATCCAGACAGCGTCCTCGGGATGCTGGGCCATATGGTACTTCCGTGAGATGTAGAACTTAGCTCGCGCAGCAATGGCTGCTGCCTCGCTGGGGAAGGGCACGAGGACGGTTCGCTTCTCCAGCCCAACAGCGACAAGCATCTGGAACTCCTGCGCCGATAGCCCTGGACGTTTCTTCACTTTTCGACTCCGATTAGAAGGTGGTGCATGACAGTAGTGATGACTGCCTTGGCTTGATAGGTGACGAAGTCGTCCTTCATACCAGGACCAGAAGAGATCCAGTCGGCGTAGGAGGTTCGGAGAGTGTTCTTGACCTTGTCGATGAGCTTCGGGTGTATGGGATCGAAGATGGCGAGGTTGGACATCAGATGATCTCCTCGGTGTGGAAGTCGCGGAGCACGATGGCGATCCGCGTAGGATAGACGTCGCCGGTGGTATCTCTGGCCACGGTGAAGGTCAATTCCCTGCGCCACTCGTCGGCCTCGACGAGAGCGTCTTCAGCATTGGTGGTGGCTTTGTGCTCGGTTGGCTCGCCAAGGTTCCACTCGATCAGGGCGTACCATTCACAGAACATTACAGGCATGAGATGAGGGCTCCGTTGGAGGTGAAGTGGGGAATGCGTGGTCTTTTTCATGGGTCGAACCACGCATTCCCAACTTGTTCAGGTCTGCATGTCGCTGAGCTTGTCCTTCTCCATGTCATCGAGATCGGGAGCCGGTTCTCTCCAGATCCTCTCGTCGATGGGCTCGCCAGAGATGACGCGGTCGAGAGCGATGGCTGCAAGCACACGATCGTACCGAGGATCCGTCTCCCAATCTTTGGGACAGATCAGAGTAATGAGCTCGCCTTGCGGGAGCTCTCCGAGCCAGTCAAGTGTGAGGTTGCAGTACAATGCAAGTCCGAGGAAGCACTTAGTGTAGTGTTTCATGTCGAACTGGGGGTACTCCCCTCGAAGCAGCGTATCCCTCATCTTGGTAAGGGCAGGAATGTTGCGGTCAGTCATGGTTCGCTCCTGGCGCTCTGGTTAGAGCTTGATGATGATCTTGCCGTCGAGGATATCGATCTCGACCCCCATGTCCGCTGCGATGGTCTCGAGCCGTCGGGCAGTGGCTCGGAGATCATCGAAGGTGTAATGCTCCTTCACCTTCCTCTGGATCCGAGCTTCGGAGAGGATCGGGATGGAAATGGTGTGCGTCTTGGTGTCGTAGTGGACGTCTCGGATCTCTGTGATCCCGCACGCTGGCAGGTCAAGTCGGTCCGATCCCCTGTAGTGACCCTCACCTTTGTTGACGAGCTTTCCCGTGGAGGAGGGAGAGAGGAGAAGGCGATCCTCCACCTTAACCACGTCGAGCCGAGCCGGATTGCCGAGCTCCTTGAGCTCCGTGTCCCCGAGGAAGATAGAGATGTTGCGGGAACCGGGGGAGCTTGAGTTGTAGCATGAGTATCTCATGTGTTGTCTCCCTCAAGGGTGTGGTCGAACAAGCTCATCTCGACGTTGTCGTAAGTGTTGAACAGCATCACTGCGCAGGGGAGCGGCTCTAGCAGGCCGCGCAGGCAGAGGTATTTGAAGAAGCTCTCTACATCGAACCACTCACGTCCTTGCAGTTGCTGCTCATAGTTCTCCTTGAGAAGGGTGGCAGGATTGAAGTCCTCCATTACCCTGTAGGTTCCATCGACCGAGTGATCCTCGCCGTAGTAGAGGCAGCTTGTGGCGACGATCAGCTCACCTTTCCGCAGGGTACGCACTTTCTTTTCTCCTGGTTCAAAGGGTGCGCAGCTCAACCGAGCGCCGTTGGCGCTTAGGTTAGAGATTGATCTCCAGAACACAAGCGGCCTCGACGACGGTCTGTGGATGACCCGTGCGGTCGAAAAAGGCGATGCGGCCGGAGTAGAGCTGCTCGACCGTCGCGCGGCACACCTCGTAGGTAACCGGCTTCGGGCCGATCACCTCATCGCCGTTGGAGAACACTAGCACTAGGACGAACATGGCGAAGGTAGACATGGTGGGTACTCCTGTAGAGATTGCCCATTACCGAGCACTTACGTGCTCAGATCACGAGATGACCTTCGTAACTCGACCATCGAGCACGAGGACTGTAGCGTACCAGGTGTGCGGTCGGGGGGAGTGAGGGCCACAAACATACTCCTTCCCGTTCAGGACGGGAGTGCCGAGGCCAGGAGCATAGACTGTGACCAGGGCTCGGGCCTTGACCGCGTCCTTCAGGTCTTTCTTCGACTTGAAGTCGGGACGAACGTACATCAGAGCTACTCCTTTGCTCTCGGGTGTGATATAAGACCGAGCGCCTATGGCGCTTGAGCTAGAGGTCGCTTAGGTTAGAGATAAGCCTGTCGAGATCCTTCCTTAGCTCCCCAAAGGGGACATTAGCTCGAAGACGGCGCAGGAAGTTGTACATGGAGGGTGCTGCTGCCATGAGCTTGGCGTTGGAGAGGTTCTGCTCGTAGGTACCTCCGTAAGCAGCTCCTATGGTCTTCCAGGGGACGAGCTCTTCCTCCGAGAGGGGCTCGATGATGTGAACCCAGCCGGAGGAGTCGATGCCTTCGGCCTGCAGCTCGGGGTTCGGATCTTGGATTGTCCAGCTTCTGGTCACTTGCTTTCCCTTTCTGGGTTGGTCGATCTCGGCCTTGTTGGCGTCCCGCTCAGCCAGCAGGTCAGCGACTACCTGCCGCAATAAACCCTGCTCTGCTGGTTCCCACACTTTGGGTAGGATCTCTCTCACCTGCACGATGACCTCTGGCGTGAGCCGCTCGCTGAAGGTCATCAGATGTCCTCCTCTTCGTCTTGCGTGCGCAACAGGTTGCTGTCGTGCTCGAGGTCCTCCTCTTCTGTGAGGAAGGCGTCAGGCAGAACAAATCCGTAGTTCACACTGCTGGCCAAGTTGCGGTAGGTCCAGCCGAACCTCTGACCTGTCCTGATAGCCGTTCCTAGGACGATATCTGTCTGCTTCCGTTTGAGGGTGTTGGAGTGTTTGGTTGGGATGAAGATGTGAGACATCTGCGTTGGTCCTTCTTAGGCAACTCAACCGAGCGCTTCGTCGTTGGAGGGAAGAGGCAGACGGCAAGCTAAGAGGATCTCCCATCGCAGCTTGAGTGAATAGGGCGGGTAGTTGTCGGCGGCGTTGATGAAGGGCCTGAGCCCTTTGGGCCGTCGACCTAGGTGTCTTGCTGCGTAGCCCCACTGGCAGGTCTCGAGGTTCAAGAGGCCAAGCGGATCACAAACTGCAGTGATCGGGCATTGGCAGAGAGGAGGAGACCCATCAATGTGGAGGACTCGGCGAATGAAGCCATTTGGGGTGAGGAACCACGGATTGGTACTCTTGTTGGTGAGCTGGCGCAGACGGGAGAGGATCTCTCGGGTTCGGACGCAGTTGGGATGGAAAGAGGTCGGCATTACTTGTCTCCCCAAGGCAGATTGATTGGCCACCGTCAAGGCTTGGTCGATACAGCGCAGCGCACGGATCTCGCGATCGGTGAGGATCATGGCTCAAGCCCACCGCCGAAGCCCTCGCCCTCGGGCTCCAATTCGTGTTCGTCCTCAGAGAGCTCCGCGTAGGGTTGAAGCTCCGTTGGGGAATAGGTCCGAAAGCCTGTACAGGTCCAACGTCGAGCGGGATGCGCATAAGGATCATAGATCCAGCGATAGCCGCTGGGAGAATAGACGACCTCGACGTTGGGAGGCATCTTGCCGGAGCTCATGCTGCTCATAGCTGCTATTCCGGTATGAGGTCGGCTAGGTCCTTGTGCAAGGCTCGGCCTGTGACGCGGCTAACTCCTCTCATCCCGGGCCGCAGTTTGGTGATCTTCCCGTCGTCGAACTGTGGGCTCGGCCTAGCGCCTACCAACCGCTCGACTCTTTGGGGCGCTTTCCCGGTCTGAAGGACGTGCCAGAGCTGCTGCGGCGAGCAGACGAGGACCCGTTCGCCCGATTGCAGGATCACCGTCATGGAGTTTCTGCCTGGTATGACCTGCATCGGTTCGAGCGCTGGTTGCGAGGCTGAGGGCTCCATCTCGGCAAGGCATTCCTTCATGACTCGGAGCACATTCTGTTCGATCTCGTTGGAGGCTAGAGGCCCTGCCCGAGCGATGCGCTGCTTTAGGCCTGCTGCGTCAGCGAATGCCCACCCGCGAGCTGCGTCTTGAAAAGGAGTTATCATGAAGTCACCCTCCCGCCTCGGCACAGGCGTCGGTGCCGACATGTTGATGGAGTCGGCCAGAAGCCATGACCCATTTCACTGGCCAGGAAACCGCGATCCTTTGAGTGATCCCTTTCGTGCATTGTCATTCTCCATCCTCAACCGAGCACTTCGTGCTCAGGCGTGTGGCGTTGGGAAAGCATGAAGCATCTCCGTTTGCTTATTGCCGAAGGCAAAGCGATGTTATCACGTGTTGCCGCATGGGAATATGCGACATTTTGTCGCACCATGCCCAATTTCCCCTACATGTTCCCTATGTTTCCCTAATGTCCCCTAATATCACCCTAAAGTCCCCTGTGTCCCTATGTCGATCGATTTTGGGTCCCCATCTCGGACCTTATCTCACCCTATCTTACAATACCTATATGTATAATTTTTTTTTTAAGGTAAGGGGGGGTAAGGTCCGGGGGGTGAGGGGGGCGTAAAATGGAAAATCATAGGAACAGAGGGGATATTAGGGTAACCATAGGGGATATTAGGGTAACACGATATGCGGCAATGCGTGGTTCGACATAGCTGCAACATCACGTATTCTACATTTCGGTAGGTTTATTGTTGTTTTAGAGGTGGGGAAGTAGCTTTGTTGTTGTTTTGGGGATGGGGAGGGAGGTGCGGAAAAGACCACGTATCGTTTGCCGGGCCATACGTGGCCGTGGGCGATGTCGGCGCCGATGGGCATGGTGGTGGCCGGAACCCGGCCGATCGCGTCCACGGTGCCCGGTGGCCCGGCAATCGCCATTCGACCCGATCCCGGCCCCAAGAAGAAGAACGCGCGCGTGAGACAGAACCTAGCTCCATCCCGAAAATAATTCTTGACATGACATCTCGCTTATCGTATGGTCCCGATGGTGATCGGACATTGGGTCCGATCCGAAATCGGAATACCCAAATGGCAACCCGTACCCGTCGCCTCTCGAAGGTGATCGACGCCAACGCCAGGTCTCTTACCCTGGTGTTCCTCGGCGAGAAGGACAGCGAAGGCAATCCGACCGTCAACGATACCCTGGTGTTCAGCCTCTCCGACTACCCCAAGGCCATTGTGACCCATCTTGCGCTTCACGGGCTTGGGCAGGTGCTCGGTGACGAAATCTCTGGCATCGGCGCCGATGGTGGCGATCCCGTTGAGATGGTCAAGGCCCGCAACGCGCCGCTCGTGAACGGCGACTGGTCGGCCGGCCGCGAGATCGATCGCTCCATCCTGGTCGAGGCCACCATGGCAGTATTCGCCAAGGCCGGCGTGGTTCGCGAGCGGGCGAAGGTCGAGGCGTACATCAACGGGCTCGACGCCAAGGAGGTCGCGAAGTACCGCCGGCGCCCTGACATCACCGTGGCCGTCGCCGCAATCCGCGAGGCTCGCGGCCAGACCGGCGATGACTTGGGAGCCCTGATCCCGGAGTAACCTGCGACAAGTTGTCGCATCTGCCGCAAGGCGGGGCCGAGCGCCGAAAGGTTCTCGGCCTTTCCTTTGTCCGCTCGGGCAGGGCATCCTCCCCAGGCGGGCGGTCGGTCCGTCATCTGTGGCCACACGGGGGAGTTTGGAGGTTTTTGGGTCTTAGCGTATTCCCGAATTCATTTTCCTATTGCACCGCCTCGTGACCTCTCTTATAATAATCGGGACGGGGTTCTTTCGGGATTACGTCTTGCTACGCAAAGCTAAGCTTCGCAACCCTTTCTGCGGAAACTTAGATGCCTCCCTATCGCGGACCAGAGAGAAGGCAACGAAGGTCGGAGGAATATATGGGGGAGGAGAGAAGGGGGTTGCTGGGAAAGCTGAACGGGAATGCCCCGGTTTGGCTGGCCTTTATTTTTCAGCTCGGAACTGTCGCCTGGTACGTTTTCAACATGAGGGCGGATATAGATAACAAGGCGGATGCAGCGACGCTGGTGAAGCTGGCAGGAGTGGTGGAATATCTGGCGCAATCGAAAGCGAACCAGATTGAAGTAGCAGGGCTGGGGCGTGATATTGCAGGATTAACGGCGGTGACGAATGCTTTAGGAGGATCGGTTAATTCGCTAGAGGATTATACGGCAAGATTGCAGGAGCAGACGAAGAACATGTCGGTGCATATCGGGAACCTGGAAGAGGCGAACAAGTCCATCTGGCGGCAGACGAGGTAAGCGGAAGCCGGAGGAAAGAGATGCTACCCGGAGTGAAGGCAGTTCCCATAACGGCGACGGAGGGCAGACCGCTTTCCTCGCAGAAGGCGGTGACATCGGTCACCTCGGTCGGCCGGCGCCATCACGAGATACTGACGTATGTCCTGGCCAATCCGCACAAGCCCATCACGGAGATAGCGCAAGCGCTCGGGTACACCACGGTTTGGGTTCAGAGGGTGGTCAGGTCGGACATGTTTCAGCTGGAGCTCCGACAGCACCAAGAGGCCCACAGGGCCAGAGTCGTAGGGGCGATGGAAGAGAGGCTATACAGCGTTACCCATCGGATGCTGGAGGATATGGATAGGAGGTTCAAAGGCGGGCAGGCATCGGAGAAATTTGTACTGGGAGCAGCACCCACGTTGCTCGGAGCAATCGGTTATGGCAGTCAGCATCGAGGAGAGGAGCCGCAACGGCATCTACATGTCCACGTCAACGGAGACCAGCTGGCCAGGGCAAGGGAACTCCAGCGAACCAGCTACGAGGCCAGTGACGTCCCATCAAAGCCTGCTGCTGACGAAGCTCAAACGGGTCCAGTTCCAGCGCTCGAAGCACCGGCCGCAGATGCCAACTGCGCCGAAGAGAATTCGTGGGAGGTTGTATGAAGAGCAGATTCTAGGGTGGCTCAAGCGAGGTCTCGGGGAAAGGGTGATAGATGATGCAAGACTCAGATACGAAATGGCTGACGGAGAATCAGGTGCTCTGCATCCTGATGCAATCATCCTCTGTCAGCATTCACTTATCCTGGTTGAGATCAAACTCAATGTCAGTCTCAGGTCGTGGTGGCAGCTGCGGCATGTATACGGACCTCTGCTTCGCAAGGCAATGCCAGCTGCGCGAGTTCGAGACCTCATCATTTCTGCCTACTACCCAGCAGCAGAGCTGCTCGATCAGCTACCGGAAGACCCCATCGCTGTGCGGAACCCGCTAGATGCAGGATTCACCGGGCTCAGCCTCATCGTACTGGCAGAGGACAAACCCAGGACTGGCGGTCCTACAGGCCCTCTCGGCAGCACCTAAGCCAAGCGCCGAGGGCGCTCGGTTGAGCACAGGTCCTGACGCTCGGGAGGCTCGGACGAACCAGGTTGATGTTGAGGAGCTGGTCGAGCTGTGTGCCCTGAATCCGCAGCTATTCTGCACCACCTTCTTCCCCAAAACCTTCAGACAGGACTTTCCGGTCTTCGACCAGGATGTTTGGAGGCTCCTCGAGTCGCACAAGTACCAATTCGTCGCCCTCAAAATGTTCAGAGGGTCAGCGAAGACAACCCGCTTACGCACCTTCACCCTCAAGAGGGCCGTGTACGGGATCTCGAGAACTTGTATTTTTGTCTCGGTTTCGCAGCGGCATAGTATTCAGTCGGTGAGGTGGATTAAGAAGCAGGTGGAGGAGAATGAACTGCTGCGCTCGGTCTATGGGGTAGAACCGGGGAGCAAGTGGACAGATGAGTGGATTGAGATATACTCGAGGGCACTTCAGCAGTCTTGTGCTATAGTTGCCCTGGGAATTACTGGACAAACTCGAGGGTTGAATATAGATGATTACCGGCCTGACCTGATTGTAGTAGATGATCCGTGCGATGAGGAGAACACTGCATCAGATGAGCAGAGAGAGAGGACGGAGGAAAGATTTTTCTCTGCGCTGGCCCAGAGCCTTGCGCCCAGGACAGAATGTCCCGAGGCTATGATGGTGCTGTCGCAAACGCCGTTCATTGATGGGGACCTCGTATCGCAGTGCGAGAAGGATCCGACCTGGGCAAATAGGTCCTACGGTTGCTTTCTCCCCAACGGGGAAAGTAGCTGGCCCTCGAGGTTCCCCACAGAGACACTCCTGGCAGAGAAGCAAGCCCACGTTGCCAGAGGCCAGGTGATGCTCTGGATGCGGGAGAAAGAAGTTACCATCATTGCAGACGAGCTAATGGATTTCAAACCTTCGTGGGCGAGGTTTTGGGATAACCTAGATCCACAGGCTCAGCTCGTAACCTTCATCGGGATTGATCCGGTTCCGCCTCCATCGGGTAGGCAGATCGCCGAGATGTTCTCCAAGAAGGACTTCGAGGTACTGGCCGTGGTGGGCCTCTACCGCGGGATGTTCTTCGTGCTCGAGATCCAGAGGAACCGCGGGCACCAACCAGATTGGACGGAGAACACCTTCATTAACCTGGTACAGAAGTGGAAGCCCACCTCCTGTAGAGTTGAGGCGAACAACTATCAGAGGACCCTACAGTATTTGCTCGAGCGGAAGATGCGGGAGACTAGGGTCTTCGTGCCGATTAACCCTGTAACGGAGATGAGGAAGAAGCGACACAGGATCGTGCAGACATTAGCGCAGGTAGCATCACAAGGCGCCTTCTACATGCATGCGACGCAGGTGGAGCTGATTTCGCAATTCTCCCGATATCCTCTGGTCGATCATGATGATGATCTGGACGCGGTGGCGATGGCCGTGGAGGAAGGGCTGGAGTACTACAGGAAAGGGGTCGAGTGGGACGAGGATGGGAAGCTGCAGCTTTACCAACACGATCAGATGGACTGGTCCAGTGGCATTCAGACTGCACCGTAAGCTGAGCGCCGCAGGCGCTAGGTTGAGTTGCGGCGCTCGGTTGAGCGGTGCTCGGTGGAACCCTGTGACTCCTGGAGGCGAGTCGTTCAGTTTGGTGAGTATGATAATCCTTGGTAGTATCTTTGCTTGTTTGACGCTCGGCGTTGCTCTCCATCTCGTGCTGGGATAATAGAGATGTTCTCCCTCAAGATCCCCTTTGGAGGAGAGAAACATCAGAAGGTGGTGGAGGCGCTCGCCTCGAGAAGGAAGCTGGCAGATGAGGGACATGGGAAGATAGAAGATAGGCTGCTCGAGGCGGATAAGCTATATAGAGCATACAGTCCGGATACGGAAAAAGTCGCGGCAGCGAAAGCGGAACGCCGGGCAGGGGAGATAGAATATGTGCAGATTAACATTCCGTTCTCCACGGCTACGCTGTTGACAGCGCATACCTATTGGACCTCGGTCTTCCTCTCCCGCTCTCCCATCTTCCAGTATATGTCGCTGTCGGAGGGACCGGAGGATAATGTTCTGGCAGTTGAGGCCCTGATTAATTATCAGATGGCCCGAGGGAGGAGCCTCCCGCTTTGGGGCTGGCTGATGGATGTAGGTTATTATGGAAGGGGAATATTGGGTCATTATTGGGCCGAGGAGGTCAAGACTATTGCACGCTACGAAGAGCGGCCAGTGGAGGTGGAAGGTGTTCCCATCGAGAAAGCCCGACCCGAGCGAGCCATCGTTCGAGAGACGCTACCAGGGTACGCTGGAAATCGGCTCTTCAACGTTCATCCACGAGACTTTCGACCAGATCCAAGGGTCTCACTGTCCGAGCTCCAGCGGGGCGAATTCTGCGGTCGGATCGTACGACCCTCGTGGAACGATATCGTTATTGGAGAAGCTGAAGGAAGGTACTTCAACGTCGAAGAGTTAAAGAAGCGAACCTCGAGAGCATTCGGCGGCGAGAGCATCGTGAGCTCGGTGCCGGGGAAGGAATATCCGGATTTAAACCTCGGATCTGGGGTGCTGCCCGAGGGCCCAGGTTTTATTGAGTGCCACGAATATTACGTGAACCTTATCCCAGCGCAATGGGGACTTTCGGCAGGAGCAACGACTCCGGAGAAATGGGTATTTACGTGGTGGAATGACGAGCTGCTGATCGAGGCTCGGCCCTTTGGCCATATTCACGACCGTTACCCTTATGAGGTTCTCGAGTACGAGGTGGATCCGTATTCCATCTCCTCGAGAGGCGTGCTGGAGATGCTTGATCCGCTGAACTATCTGATGACCTGGCTCGTCAATGTGCATTTCTATAACGTGAGAGCTATCCTCAACGGGACGTTCGTTGCGGATACGGCAAGGTTGATGACCCCGGACTTTAAGAAGAAAGGTCCAGGGAGGATCTTCCGGCTCAACCCGAGCTATTCCGGGACTGACGTGCGGACGGTACTGGCGCAGCTGCCCGTGGCGGATGTGACGCAGCAGAATATCCAGGACCTTAGACTGTTGGAGGATCTGTGCGGACGCCTCATTGGCGCTTCGGCCAATACGATGGGGGTGGTGAACCCAGGGGGAAGGAAGACAGCTACGGAGATCAGGTCGTCAACAGCTGGTGCAGCGGGCAGGATGAAGACGAATACGGAGTACTTCTCCGCAATGGGTTTTGCCCCGCTGGGCGGAGCTTTGCTGTCGAACTCGCAGCAGTTCTACAGAGCAGAGCAGAAACTCCTCATTGCTGGGGACCAGTGGCGGAATATGGAGTTTATCCAGGTCAATCCGATGATGCTGGCTGGGGAGTTCGACTATGTGCCAGTCGATGGGACGATGCCGATAGATAGACTGGCACAGGCGACCCTCTGGCGAGAGATGTTCCAGGTCGCGGGATCTGTCCCGCAAATTGGGCAGCAATATGATATCGCAGGGATTTTCTCGTGGGTTGCACAGCTTGCAGGGTTGAGGAACATTAACAGGTTTAAGGTGCAGGTGGCTCCTCCGATGGCTCCGGGTATGTCAATGGCAGGTGCGGGGCCCGAGCTACCGACAGTGGGGAACAGACGGGAGGTACCGTTGGGAGTGGTAGGTAGGAATGTTGGGCCAGCAGCGTAACCTGAGCACCTCCGGCGCTCGGCGAGTGCTAGGCGGAGGGTACCAAAAATGCTTGAGCTGACAGTAGCGGTCCTCTGGTCCGTTACCAACTGTTCTCCCTCTAGGGAGATGGAAAGACTGCTGAAGGGAAGGGGAATGGAGGTGGTGCAACAGCACCAGTTGAAGGATACCTCGGTGGGAGAGCTGTGGTATCGGGAGAAGGATCAGACGGTGATCCTGGTGCAGAGGTTTCCATCGGGGTTAAGTTGCTCGATAATGACAGGGGCAGGAGTTTACATGGGAAAGGTGACCTAGATGGCGGAGATGACGGCTACCAAAGCGCAAGCAGCTGGGATCGGAGCAGGGGTGGGGAGTGCCCTGGCGAAGATCATCTCGTGGGCCTGTTGGCAGGCAGGGTTGGACACCTCCACGATTGAGGCGCCGATGGAGGTTATTATATCGGCGATTCTCGCCATGCTTACGACCTACTATGCACCGGCCAACACGTATAAGCCGGAGCAAAATAAATGAAGAAGCTCAGTCTTTTGCTGCTCTTGCTGCTGCCGGCGTGCGAGCATTCGCTCGTGCCGAAAGCGACCTTGGCGCTCGGGGCAAGCTGCAAGGCGTATGCGAATGCCCTCCGAGTCCTGACCCCGATGAAGGCAGAGGGGCAGCTCACCAAGGAGCAGATCCAGCTGGTGGATAAGAGCAACTCAGCCGTTGATGAGCTCTGTCTGGGAGAGCCGCCCGAGGACATCTACGATGCCATCTCCCGAGTGAGTGCGGCGACCAACGCAGTTCTGCTGCTGACGCTGGAGGAGAAGAAATGAACCCCGCCTTGATTGCCTTGATCGTCGGCTCGATCGGTCAGGCGCTTGAGTATTCTCTGAAGCTGACTGCATTGGTGAAGGAGGCGGAGGACATGTCGGACGAGGAGGTGGCTGAGAAGTACCGAGAGCTCATTGCTGACTACAAGGCAGCGAGGGAGGAATGGAATAATGCCTAGCAACGGACCGCCTTGGAAGCTCTCGAGGGAGTCGAAGGAGAACCTGAAGGGGGTGCATGAGCATCTCGTCCAGGTAATCGAGCGGGCCATCGAGATCAGTCCGCTGGACTTCAAGGTACTCGAGGGCACTCGCTCGATGAAACGACAGGAGCTGTTGCTGTCCGCTGGGGCATCGACCACCCTCAATTCCCGGCACTTGACAGGTCATGCGGTGGACCTGGCAGTGCTCCTGGGAGGAGAGGTCAGATGGGACTGGCCCCTCTATCGAATCTTGTGGGCCTCGGGGGTGTATCCAGCGGCGCAGGAAATCGGGGTGCTGGTCGAGTGGGGAGGGAACTGGGAAAGCTTCCCAGACGGCGGGCATTTCCAGCTCCCGTGGATCGCCTACCCGCCAGTGAAGGAGGAGCCGCGGAATGCGTGAGCAGTTGGTAATGGCAGGGCAGTTCTGGTGTCCCGAGCCTGATCGGCAGATGGTTGAGAAGCTCGGTAATCGGGACGATGTCACCATTAAGGAGGCGATGAACTACGTCACTCACAGGGAAACAGCGGTGGATGTGGGAGCCTACATCGGCGATTGGACCCGACCGCTGTGCTTCCTGTTCGACCAGGTGTACGCGTTCGAGCCGGATCCGATCCTGGTCCATTGCCTGTATCGTAACCTGGAGATGCACACAAACGTGGCCGTGTTTCCGGCGGCTCTGGGGGAGGAGACTCGACGAGCCGGCTTTACCCATCTATCAGGAGGTCGGTCGCACATCGGGGGAGCGAACGGGATCGCCCTTATTATCCCGCTCGATGCACTATATCTGGAGAGCGCTGGACTGCTGAAGTTCGACTGCGAAGGGTACGAGTTGTTTGCCGTGCGTGGCGCGATCGACACTATTCGGACCTTCAAGCCGGTCGTGATCTTGGAGGAGAACGACTGTGCTAGGCGGTACGGACTAAATCCGGCGCAGGCGCGGAAGCTGTTGGAGAGTGAAGGAATGGAGGTGGTGTTTCGGTATGAGTATCTTCCTGAGAACTGGGATGTGGTGATGGCATGGCCGAAGACATAGAAGACCAGGTCCGTACGGACATCGCTACCTATGAGGAGCTGCAGCAGCATCCTGGCTATCGGATGCTCTTGGCAACCTGGAAGGTCAGGGAGCATGCGTTGAAGAGGCAGATCGTAGAGCAAGTGATTCGCTCACAGGATCAAGCCTTTGATGTGTGTTCGCTGCAGGGGAACCTCGCTGGCTTCCAGTGGGCGATGAGCACGGTCGAGTCGCTCCTCGCTGGACTGAGTCAGGATCTCGAGATGATGGTTGAGCAGAGGAAGATGGAGGAATAGATGGCGACTGATATGCCGGACGTAGCGGCGCCGACGGCAGCAGCTCCGGAGCCGGCCGAGACTGAAGCGTTCGACCTTTCCTTCCTGGAAGAAGGAGACGAGGACGTTGCCCAAACTCCTACGGAGACCCCGGCGGAAGTGCCGGCGGAAGTGCCTCCAGAAGAAGAGGTGAAAGAGGAGGAAGCTCCAAAGAAGGAGCCGGAGAAGAAGGAGGAGGAGAAGCCGAAGGAAGAGCTGACGCCAGATCAGAGGGCGGAACAGCTGCGCCTCCAGAAGGAAGCGTTCATTGCCGAGCTCTCGATGAACTACGAGCAGGCGGTGACGCCGGAGGAGAAGGAGACTATCGGGGAGGACACAGCCAAGGTGATGGCTCGTATGGCGGCAAAGCTTCATGCCGAGGTATACGAGTCGAGCATCAGGGCATTGTTTACTCAGCTCCCAGTTGCGGTGCTCGCGTTCGAGGCACAGCGCAGTCAACACACTTCAGCTGAAAGTCAATTTGACGAGCGCTGGCCCGAGCTCAAAGACCGCAAGGAGGCAGTGGGACGCATCGCGAAGGTCTACAGGCAGACCAATCCGAGCGCGACCACGGAGCAAGCTATCGCCGACATCGGGGCGATCTCGATGCAGACGTTAGGCCTCAGCACGACAGGTACTGCGAAACCGAACGGACACGCGAAGGTCCAGAAGAAGGCGGCTCCACCTGCGCCCGCGGGTGTAGGGAAGACAGCGCCGTCTGCTCCGAAGGAGAAGAACGTGTTCGAGGAACTTTTACTGTGGGAAGAAGGAGACTCGTAAATGACAGCCTTCGCAGGCCTCCGTGGCACCGGTAGCTTTGCTACCGACGAGAGGCCGAAGAACTTCAGAGAGCTGATCCTATGGGCCAGCCCGAACGGACAGGCGCCACTGACGGCGCTCATGGCCAAGGCGAAGAAACAGACGACGGATGATCCGGAGTTCGCCTGGTTCCAAGAGCGGTTGAACCAGGTCCGGATCACGACCTCAGCGGATCTATCCGCGAGCTCGACCGCGGTGACCACTGCGGCAGGCGCACTCGACCTGGTGGTGGGTGATGTGCTCCTGATGGAGAAGACGGAAGTCTCGGCCTACAACAATGAACTGGCTCAGGTCGCATCGGTCACCAGCGATACCGCGTTCACCATCACCCGAGGTGTTGCGAACACCACTGCGGCAGGCCTGGCGTCGGGCGGCTTCATGACGAAGATCGGCAATGCGTTCCAGGAAGGTACGCAGTCGCCGAACATCTCGCAGAGAAACCCGACCAAGGTCCGGAACTACACGCAGATCTTCAAGACCACCTGCGGTATCACCGGCACCGCCGACCACACGAGGACCAGGACCGGCGACGCCTATATGAACGATAAGAGGCGCAAGGCGTTTGACCACTCGGTCGGGATGGAGTGGGCCTGGTTCTGGGGAGTTCCGTACGAGGACCTCACCGGCACGCAGCCGAAACGGTTCACCGGCGGGCTCAGAAGCTTCATCACCACCAACGTCTCGATCTTCACCACAACGCCGACCGAGGACAACTTCATCGACTTCGTCAACGGCCTGGTGACCCATAACGGGTCAGGGACGCCGGGGAACTCGACGGGAGATGAGCGGCTGGTCTTCTGCGGCAACAGCGCGTGGACGGCGTTAAATAAGCTGGCGAGGAACTCTGCCTCGACCAGGATCAACTACGACGGCGTCATCGACATCTACGGGATGAGGCTGACGAAGTGGATCACGCCGACCTGCACGCTGGCAGTGAAGACGCATCCACTCTTCAACACCCATGCCCGGTTCAGCAAGTCGATGTTCTTCCTCGACATGTCCACGATCGTCTACCGGCCGCTCGCCGGACGCGATACGACGTTCAAGGACAACATCCAGGAGAACGACGCCGACACTCGGAAGGGCATGTGGCAATCCGAGGCAGGGCTGGAGGTGGAGCACGAATACCTGAACGGGTACATCGGGAACTTTAGCGTTCCTTGATGTGAGCTGAGAGGGGAAAGAAGATGGAGGAGCGGTCGGGTGCAATGCGTGGTTCGACGCAACCCAATAACCACGTATTCCGACCCGACCGCCTCTTCGTCGGCATCTGCTCCAATGGCATGTGGGAG